CCCTGATAAGATGGGGGACCCGACTTACATTATAGACCTGGGGTACTTTGGCTGGAATCTGTCCACTGGGTATGCCACGTGTATCTGGTCGCCCGATACTGCGCACACGAATCCCGGCGTAGCGGGCGTGCGTATCGAAATGGCTACCGATGGTGACGGGCTAGGTCCATATTGGATATGCGTGGACGCTAGCACGCAACCGTGGACTTGCGGAACGACTTCGGGCACGACTTCGGGCACGACTGTAGGCCATATAAACGCCCTAAATAGGTCTTACTGTGGAAGCGGAGTCAGCTTCGGGAATTACGGGTCTGGGGGTGAAATCTACAGCAGCAAATTAATATGCGACCCCTCCAACGACGTCGAGGCCGCCGGTACGCAATTCCACTCGGTGGACAGCTATGGCGCGATGGTATACTCTGACTGGAACAACAGCGGCTCCCCATCTATGGGACCCGCCAAAATAGAAGTCCAATGAAAAGGGTTACCCAAGACCAAATACTAAAGAAGAGCCAAGGCTTGGGCGACACCGTGAAAAAGATAACCGAGAAAATAGGCATCAAACAGTGCGGGGCCTGCAAGAAACGACAAGCGTCCCTTAATAAGTTGTTCCCCTACAAAGATAAAGATATAAAGGAAACATGAAATACTACAGGATCCCGACTTTTACGGGTGTAGAAGCGCAACGCGATGACGCCGATCGCGGCACACTTCGGCTAGCCGAAGGTTGTGTTCCCGCAGGGCCGGGTGGGTTGCGGTCTCCACCCGTTTTCGTGCCCATGGGAGTAGTTTCCAACTATTCCAACAACGCTAACAACACTTTGTCTAAAGCCGTGGACCTGGCGGGCAACTCCGTGATGTTCGCTAGCCGGAATAATGAGGTTCACGACGTGCGAGTTTACCCTGTACCTAATACCAAAGTGACCGCGCTGGGGGCTACCACATTAGTGAACGCCTCCACCATGAGTGCCCGAGCCGCATACCTGTCCTCAGTAGGCGATACGACGCTGGCCTGGGGTGATGGGTCGGCGGAAGCCTTATTCGCCCCTCAGGGGGCTAGAGTAGTCGCTCCAGACAACCTCATGTATCATCAAGAATACGCCGTATTCCCCAACTGCCGGTTCTTTGTGGTTGGCCCCCAGAAAACGATATTTGCGGCGGGGAACCCTGCCGAACCCCTTACGGTTTACGTGTCGGAACCGGCGGACATGACGGTGAACCTTAGGGACTCCCTCTATTCGGATCAAGGTATGAGCGCCGTAAAATTACTCATGACGGACGCTGCGGAAATCACAGCCCTAAGCGTAAAAGGCAACCAAGTTCTCGTACATACTGACGCGGGAGTTCATGCCCTGTCCAGACCCGCACCCAATCAAGCCTCTACGGGTTATCGCGTGGAACAAGCACCCCTTACCGCCGCATCAGCGGCCGTCAACCATCAGGTGGTGGCCGGTGAAGCAGGCAGTTTCCCTTTCTGGTTCGGGTTCGACGGGCAAATTTACAAGGATGAAAGCGCCGTCCGCGGTGCCGAGGGCTTCTCGGCGAATGCCGACCCCCAACAGGCAAGCTGGAAGGCCAAAGGCCGATGGGATAAGGAACTTCCCGTGGACTTGAGCGACAGTTTTGCGGCGTACAACGCCGACTTGGGCGTGTACTGGGTGTTCGTCAACAGCACCGAATACACGGCGTGGGTTTTGGCGGGTTCCCCTACCAGTTGGTCACCCCCGTCCAAGTACAAGGGGTACATTTACTCGGAGATGACTAATAGCTTAGCAGGGCCGTTCGTCGGCGGTAACGTCACAGCCCTTACCTCAATTGCAAATTCGTCCGAAGTTCTGTGCGTTGATGAATCCAGGAACGTGAAGATTGCGAATTTAGATCACTTTAGAGACTACGACTTTATTGCCGCATCCGACCCGTGGCCTAGCATAACCCCGTCCACCCCCGGAACACTTCCAGCCGGGAACTACGTTGCGGGAACCGAAGACGGGAAATTCCTATATCGCGGTAGGTGTCTAGCAACGCCTTTCGGTGCCCCCACGGAAGGGACTGCGGTGTTGATTACCCCCATGTACTACGCGGATGCGACTATGTCCGTAACCGAGACCGCTTGGATGAACTTGGGGGACGAGCACTCTGAAAAGCAGGTTCATTCCATACACCTTAACTTCTCCAAGAACTCCGTAGGCAGGTTGTGGGTGTTCGTCGAGTCCGACGAAGGTCTGGTAAACGGTCAGTACAAAGGTACTATCATCGACAAGGTCAAGGTGTTCACCAACCTCAGGGGTAGACGCTTCCGTATACGCATGTTCGTGGTGACCCATGACGACCACCCATGGAACCTGCGGGAAATGGTCATAGGGTATCTACCCGGCACGGCCGTATGATCTTTCGTCATGCCGTATTTCCCCAATAAGCACCTTCTGTTCATACATATCCCCAAGACGGGTGGGCGGACACTCACGGCTGAGCTGTCTCGGGGTGACGTAAAATTGCTGGAGGCGGGTGCAAAAAACCAGCTGTTACCACACCCCTACTCTGAATATCCGCTACAACACCAGTATTACAGCACCATTCACAAGTTCCGAGACCTATGCGGAGTCAAGTTCGACGACACGTTGCGCGTAGTGACTATCGTCAGAAACCCTTACCACCGCTCTTTGAGTAGCTTCCTGTTCAACGTGCGGATCGACGGTTTAACTCAAGATGAGATTTACACCAAGCTGGAGAAGCACCTTGACTGGGAGGGTAACTTGCAAGGGAACCACAACGTTCCTCAGCATAAGTTCCTCATCGACGATGGCGGTGCCTTGGTGGAAGGGATTACCGTATTTAGAACCGAAAGCCTCAATGAGGATGCTTCGAAGGCGGGGTTTAACCTAAGGCGAACTATCGGAGTGGGTGATATGCACGACGGTTCCAAGCGATCTCGTGACTACCTCAAGTATTTGAACGCTCGAACGATAGAATTGATCGATAGAGTGTGCGCAAAAGATTTTGAGTTGCTTGGCTATGACAAAATAGCCGTATGACGGGGAACATCCAAGTGCGATGGCGGACGGAATTTTGCCAAGGCCCCGAGCTGAACGATTGGATCGTCAAGCTTACGGAGCTGGCTAGAAGCAGGTGCCCCGTTTACCGCCCGAGCAAGGACACAATCAATTTTTGCAAATACTTCTACGGCAAGTGGCGCCCAACTGGGGTGCGCTGGTATACCCTATTTGCACCTTACAAGGACAGGCATAAGCACGAGAGTCAGGACGTGGAGTACTCACACCCTATGGCTTAGCGGACTTGAAAATGTCCCAGTAGTCTTTATATGTCTCAAACTTCCCCTTCGAATTCTCGTCCAGCGCGTACAGCCATATGGTCTTACACTCCATGAGTTCCAAGCAGGGTATCAGATAGAACAAGTCATGGTCTTGTATGTAACACGCCAACACATCGACCTTGGAGCAATCGAGAGGGTGCTTGTGGCCACTCCCCCACACGGGCTGTATTTTGTACCTGCTTCTGCGGGTTTTTCCCTCTCGGGCAACCCCCTGCGTGCTTTTCACTTGAACCTTGAATAGAGATCCCGCCCCGTTCATCACGACCGCGTCCTGAGGTAGGTAATCCCCGCACGGGAAGAACACGTCTAAACCTATCGATAGCGCCCGACCCGCAAACAGGGCCTCAGCCGACGCACCCAAATGCTTGGTGCTATTTAACACCCTTGACTCCCCACATGCGGTGTTTCGGCTTAGTCAGCCAATCCACGCCCTTACTGAACAGGTGATTCAACCCCCACCCCAGCTTCTTGGGGTTCAAGTCCTTGAGTAGCACACGGTTGTGTTCGCTGGCGTTCAAGACCACTAGAAGTTCACTGCACGTACCCTCCCAAGCATCCCCGCTTAAGCTGCGTCGGTACATGTTCAAAAGTTCCGCTATGTGGGAGTATCTGGAGTCAGCCATAGCCAAGGATTCTAAACTCTTGTTGACGTAGGCTTTCACCCCGAACCGTATCTCCTGCATACTCTCAGGTATCTTGTAGTCGAGCAACCATTTGGCGAAATACGGCAGCTCCTTACCCACGATTCCCTTGGTTTCCTTGGTGAATACGTAGTCGGATTCGCACTTGAAAATCATCAGCTTGTCCTTGATCGACATGTCGAGGTCGGGAAGCAGTCTCATACTTACGGGATCGTCGTTTAGAGTGATCGAAATGCGGCCGCGCCAAAAGGCTCTCCCGCTTTTCTTGTATTTACCCGTTATTAGAAACGTGTCGTTGGCCACGTGCTCCTTGAGCTTAGCCGTAAACGCCGTGTGCATGGACGCGCTCTCAGTGGGGGCCTCGTCGTCAACCAGCCACATCCCGTACTCGAACAGATAGTCCGTCCAATCGTTTTTACCGCACAGGTACTCACTGGCCTTAATGCCTCCCCCGAACAGCTTACCCAACACCGCAGTGTTGTAAAGGGTCTTACCGCAGTTGGGTGGGCCACATAGAAAATGGGCATGTCCTCTTTGGGGCTTACCCGCCAAAGCGTGCTGGTAGGCGTACGCTAACCACGCGAGCTCATGTTTTAATTGACTTTTGCCCAGCATAGCAGCCATCCATTCGGCGATTGTGGGGAAGTTCTCACCCCACTTGCACGGTGAATCTGCGGGAGTGAGGGGACGTACGCGAGCCGTGTTGAAATATCTGAGGCCCTCATGCACCACAATCTTCGACTTGGTGAAGGCGAAAGGTATCCCCGCCTCTATGCGTTTGGATGTGTTGATCATATGCATGGCTCGGCGTGACTCGCTGACGTTCTCGTGACGCCCCGCCCTAGCCGCTAGGTCATGCCTGCACTGGAGGTCTAGCAACACATCGTCCTTGGTGTCGTTGAAGTACCCGCCCGAGCCGTCCTCAATGAAATAGTTCTTACCGTCGAACCAGTAACCCTCGATGGCATCGCCCAAACGACCAACCTCGTACTGCCGCACGAATCCTGGGCTCAGGACTTCCGCCCAAGTGTAGAACCCCTTGGCCATGTTGAATACCTGCATGCCCGTATCGCGAACGATGGCCGCATTCGCGGTCTTGTGCATGCCGCCCGGATCCCAGTAGGTCGGCCCACGGCTACCTTCTACGAAATCACCGGGCCATTCGTGGTTAGGCCAAGACTTGGCGACCTCCTCGAAGACGACGTCCAGAGGTATGACGGGGCCTAACCCCGTGAAGTCCGCTGATTTACTCGTCTCATACTGCCAGTAGTACAGGAGATCCACGGGTATTCTGGACTTGGGGTCTATGGCGCGCCAATCCCTGCCGTGCAACAGGTAGTGTTGCTTCTCGAAGTTACCCATGTCGAACCCTCGGGCCACGGCATCGCGCCCGTCCAGCTTAAGTTCCTTGGCCAACCTCTTCAGAAACCTGAGGTTGCTTTGAGGCCCGTGGCAATATACGGGGGACTCGAAAAACCAGACGGCGTGTATGCCCCCGTTGAAAGACCTGCTTATATAGTTGGCGCGATGCTCGTGATCTATGAGTATTCGCACGACGTCCTCAAACTGCTCGTCCGTAAAGGTTGCGTCCCAATCCACGCAGACACCGTGCAGATACCTCATGGGGTTCTGGGAAGTCACCCTCTGGTTGGGGTCGACCCCCTCGGCAGTGCTGTACGCTAGGTATTTAGTGGTCGGCCTCGCGGCCCACTGCTTGTACTCGCTCCCGCTCTTGAAGGAGGGGACGTCGAAGTCCAAGTCCCACGGCTTTTTCCGTGTTACCTGTGATGCGCTAAGGTTGGGTAAGGTGAATAAGTCCATTATCAGAAGCCTCCATGTATTGATTGAGTGATGCCGCCAAATCCGTAGTGTAGCAGCTTATGTTGTTTATCGTGGCGTCTATCTCGCGGGGATCCAGACCCCTCTCGGATTCGTGGACGTCTGCGGGAGATTCGAAGGCTCGAGTTACTAGGATAATCTTCCCACCCACCCCGTGTATGTAGTCGGCCTCGTTCTGAAACCTCACGTCGTCGATCACGCAATCCGGTTCGTCGATTTTCTGCTCGATTTGTAAAGCTCCCAACCGTCGATCCATTGATTTTACCCATACGTCTGCGCCTAGTATATCCCTTGCCCAAGCTGAGCCAAGTGTTTGCATCATAAATCTCGCGCTTTTACCGAAATCCGGTATCACTTCCTCCTTTTTGCCGGGGTCGAACAAGTATTCCGTGGGTACGCCCATAGAGGAAAGCATCTTCTTTATAGGGTCTCCAAACCCCATAACCGTATACCCGTAGCCTTTGTTAAGTAGGGAAGCTACGGTGCTTTTGCCTGAACCTTTTTTGCCTGTCAGTCCTATTATCATTATTTGGTGTACTCCTTGGTTGTATACCCTTCAGCTTCGACTGGAACACTCTCGGCCCAGTCGGGGGCTTTGGACATGAATTTAATTATGTCTTTCAGAGAGGCTTCGGCGTGTTCCTCAACCACTTCGATAACGACCTCGTCATGCACATGCAAGACAATGTCGAAGCCCGCGTCATGCAATTCCACCAGTTGGTGGGCGAATACGTCTCTCGCACACGCCTGCACCGTGTTCTGGAAGATATTCGCACCGTAAAAATAACTGCGCCGAAGACCGCCCTTTTGAGTGGCCGCCGTGATGCCGTCGCTCTCGGCTCGAATTCTGTAGTACCCTATCTCGCGACCACTGGGCAAGTCTATAGTGTACTCGCCACCGCCCACCTGCTCCTTGTACAGCCTGCCGTGCTTAGACCATTGGGCTGTGATCCCGGGGTTTTTATAACGGAAGTCGTCCACCTGTAGAAAGGCGTTGACCCATTGTCGACGGTCGACGGTCGGAAGATCGGGGTACATGGTGGCTTTGCCGGGCTGGTATGTGCCTGCAAAACTCTTGAAGCGTATCTCGTCGTCCTTTGTGAAGTCGTTGTCCAAGAGCTGTTGCTGACCGTGAGTTTTCACTGTCTCAGCAAACTTAAACCACCCGGAACCGTAGCCCAATTGCAACACACGAACCTTGGCCAGCATGTATAGTTGGGGGTCTTCCTCCTTGAGCTTCCCGCCCGTCCAGCCCATGGTTTGGCGTGCGTGGGCCTCGTAGGGGCTCATGCCACTCGCAATTAGAGCCAAGGTGTCATCGTCCCCCGACATGAAAGCGGTTAACCTGGCCTCGATTTGGGCCAAGTCCACGACGGCTAAGGTTTTTCCCTCACGGGCGGAAATGCACGAGCGTATGTCCACACCGTACTGGGGTTCCCGTGGTAAATTCTGAACGTTCAACCCCCCGTCACCACTCCACCGAGCGGTTACGTCGGCACCGCAATACTTCATGTTGTACGATATGCGAAGCCCTTCGTTGAACGGCCTCCTCAACCGAGCCTCCATAGCTCGAAGAGTCTTCAGGTGCTTGTTGATGCGTTGCACATTCTGCATGTCCGTGGCGAATGTTATCAAGTCCCCGTATTCGGAGTCCCACTCCGAGAACTCCTTGCTATTCTTATCTAGGCTTTCGGGGGGAGGTATCCCCAAGTTACGGCACTCCACGGCTAACGCCTTCTTGGAGTAGACCGCGTATGGTTTTTTCGTGTCGGGGTCTATCTCTTCATACCACGGCAACCTTTGCTTGGCGTCGAACAACTGCTCCTCCAGAGAGTCTATGCCCCTACGCAGATTAACCTCGCTCGCGGGTAGCCCTCTATAGGCCATTGCTCGAGTCATCTGGCTCAACCTTTGCTCCATCTCAGGCCACCGGGCTATGAGTTTTTCATACAGTTGGAAACAGTATTTGGCATCGTCCAAAGCGTACGCTAAAGCGTCGTCTATCGTGCCCATGGATACCAAATCCTCCCATGTCTTGTCCTTCATCATGGAGCGAACTTCCTTGGACATGTCCACACCCAACACCTCCTTGGCGGAACCCTTCAGTGTGCGGGGGAATTGCAAGTACACGCACATGTCGGCGGTACACACCCACTCCACTTCGAGGTCAAGAGGGGCTACGCCCTGCTCCTGAAGCCGCTCGAACACTCGTTGGTCGAAGCTGGCGTTGTGGGCGACCAAGGTGTAACCCCTGATGGATTCCCAGTCGAAGTCGGCGGGCTTTCCCACATATTCCAGACCATTCCCGTATATGGACACCATATACGCCGAGAACTCGGGATGGTGCATGTACTGGTAGGTACTCATTTTAGCTATGGACACGGTGGACGAGTAAAACGTCTCGAAGTCGATAGCCGCTACAGGTCGAGCATGACCCGAAGCGAGGTTCTTAAACTTTTTATTCTTATTTTTAGATTTCATT